ACTTCTCATATCGCTCATCGTGGTTTCCAATTTTGTAAACTATGTGTGCATTAGGGAACATCTTGCGTATCCCTTTAAGGAAACTTCTGCATATATCTAACTCATAGCTGAACGATCTGTTAGCAGGATTCTTTTCGTGCCTACTTAGTTGGTACATATCCATCGTGTCACCGTTTAAGTAAATGCAGTTAACATCCTTTTCAAGTCCAAACTGCAAAGCAGCAAACAAAGCATCATCATCTTGGTAGGGTAAGTGTATATCACTTAACACAAGTATGCGTGTGCATGATTTAGGCAAGTGGTAAGGTTCTGTCTTTTCACTTTCGCCTTTTGGCAATTCCTTACGCATATCAGCAATAAGTTGGCTAAAGTCTTTGTGTATTGTTTCCCTTTTTTTTATGCCACTTTTACCCATTAACGACCTTACAATACTTCTTGCATCCTCTACACTTGTAAACTCATAAGCATAATCCGTAAACAACATCTTTGCTAATGCTGTTGGTGTAGATGTTGGATTTTTAAGAATGTAATTCTTAGCTAATTCTGTTCTTGATTTAGTTGGTCTACCCATTGTCTTCTTCCTCAAATATACTATCGTGCATGTCTTGTACTGCCCATGATAATAGTTTTAGTGATTGTTTTTTAATTCTAATAATTGCCCGTTTGCCACTTTCTGTCAACTTTTCGTCATTAACATCTATCATCTCCAAAGTAGTTAGTGCATAGTTTACAAGACTTACCGCCTCCATTGGAGTGGTTGGTTCTTCAAAGTAAACTTCATCAAACAAATCTTCTTCGCTCATGTGTTTTGTTTTAATATGTCAACTTGGTCTTTTAATGTTTCAATAATCAATTCTCTGCCATAGCCTTGCATGATTAATAAGTTAGTAAACATATCAACTACTTCGCCAATTGATTGTCCACTATGGTCTACATGAGTGCAGTAAGTTTTACCCCACTCTGTAATTGAGATTTTAAAAGGTTTTTCTTCCATGTTTATTAATTAAATGTTCAAGTCCTTCTGTTGTCATGTAGTCAAATGTTTCGCCTCCAATTGTAATTACATTTGGGCATCCATTATGCACTTCCAATGCTCTGCGTATCTTCATCTGTTCTGCTAATGCAAATGTACTGCTTTGATTTCCAATAAACAAGTAACAACTATTTAAGATGTTACTCATGTGTAACGCATCCTTTACTACTATTCGCTTGTGGTCTAATTCGTATAGCTGAAACAAAACGTGTTCTTCATCTAACCCAACAAAATAAATCGGTCTGTTTAACTTTTCGAGTAAACGATAATTAACAGATGCATTTCTGTATCGTTTAGTTAAATTAACTACTACTGCATCCTTTAAGTAATCGTAAGCCTTAACCGATTCAATTAATTTATCGTTTATGTTAACTTCAAAGTCAGGATACACATAAGGATACCACTTTCTTAAATCAGAACTTGCCAAATTAAAACCCTGCAACCTAAACTTATCTAAATCATATTCTATTTCTTGCCCATTATGTTTATATACTTCGCCAATAAACGGTAAACTTTCAAGCAATGGCAAAACATAGGCAAATGACTTATCCGTCATGGTGTACTTACCACTTGGATGGTTAGGTGTTTGGTTAGGCATTTCAAACCCTATGTAAAAATCAACAGGTCCATGTTTATCCGCTATACTCTTAACCATGTTAAGTGAATATAGTATGTCACCAATATGTCCGCTATGCTTTACGCTTACGTTTGGTTTCATTTTGTGGTTTGTTTTTGATTAGCCATTGGTTCATTCTGCGTATAACATCTTGAACACATCCCGAACAACTACCTGGTCTTATGCCTGTAATCTCATGCTGCAAACTTGACAAAACTAAAAGTTGCTGATGCGTAAAGTCATAATCGATTGAGTTAGTATCCCACCCCATAATTAAGTATTGAGCTTTTAATGTATTAGCTTTGTCAAATACATCAACTATTCCATTAGCAACAGCATCGTTATATATTTCTAAGAATGTCCTCATAGCTTTTCTATTTCTTGTTTAACTTCTTCCCAATAATTGTATTGTAATTGCGGATTAAAACCATTTTTAATAATCTCATCAACTGCAATCTTTGCGCATGACTTAGCTGCTGACTCAAAAAAGTACGCCTCCATCTCTATCATCTCGTCCATATAGATGTCGTATAACTCTTTTGCTTTTTCTTTTGGATTACTCATAATATTTTAATGTTGTTTTATTTTTCTTTTTATTTTTACACTTAAATTAGGCAGGTAAAGTCCACAACATGAAATCTACCAATGCTCTTTTTGTCCATACAGTAATTTGATGTTTTTCTACCTCAACATAATGATTGTTGCTGATATTTTTTTTTGAACTCCAATCTTTTAAAATTCTTTTTGCTTTTTTATGTGTCATACGTGCATTAATTTTTTTAGCATATACGCTCCGTATGCTGTGAGGAATGGGTAAAACAACACGCTGTGCAATGGTTGCAAGGTGCTTATTTCGTAAATAAATGTACACCAAAAGGCTAAACACACCACACAGTTAAATGGTTTACGGTCTAACCATTGTGGTATATTAATAAATGATGTAAGGATTACAGCCATGCAGGCTATTGATAGTTCTATTAACATAGTGATTTATATAAGTCGTATCTTAATTTTGAAATTGTGTTGGCGTGGTATGGTTGCACATCCTCATATAACTGCTCGGCTAAATCAAACCTCATGTTTGAATTCTTGATTAACTTGGTCATGTTCTTAAACCAATCGTGTCTATTTTTAACAGTTAAACAATTTTTTGGTGTCTTGTTTATTACTGATATGTATGGGTCAACCTCGCTAACTATTGCACATCTCTTTTTAAAACCGCTCTCAAGCATTTTTAAGTTTGATTTATTGGAGTTGAAACGGTTAGGTCTTAACGGAATCAAACACACGTTAATTAAGTTGTAATACATGGCGTATTTATTCGATTGCACAGGAGGCGTATGTATAAACTGCTCGGTAGTTGCAATGCCTTTACCGCTTAACACTCCTGCTATTCCGTGACTGATTCGGTCCTTAGTTTCAAATCCACCATACAAAACTTTAAACTTATGCTCGTAGTCAGGGTCTTTAAACAGCGGTACGATACTATCGTACATCTCAAGTACATCTTCGAAGTGTGTTAGCGAACCGCTCCACCCAAATGTTAACCTATCAGTTAATAACTCTGGTGTAACTTCGAATTGTTCCTCACTTGGCAGTATGCAGTTCGGTATAATTGTAATTGGTTTATCTGCTATCTCTTTAATTGCATTGGCTAAACGATAATGTGTGCAGGTAACATGGTCGGCTCTACGTATAGATTCGATTATTTCTTTAGTTTGGTTTGATGCCTTGTAGCTTTCGTAGTATATGTGCCAGTGCGGAAGTACATAATCATCATCCATGTCCACTATTAGTTTGGCGTTTGACTTATTCAGCATCGCTAAACTTTCTAAATGCGTACCACACTTACTTATTGAACGGTTAACTACGACAATTGACATCTCATTTAACACTTCCTGAGTAACGGCAGTAATATCATTAGTGGTTATGAAGTCAATATCTTCCCATTGGCTATACAATGCCTTATGTGGCACGTACATTCTGTGGTAATCTATACCGGAATAGTATGCACCTTTGCTTAAATCTCTTGAACTTGGTATAACTAATAATACTTTCATCTTATATTTTTCAATTTTTCTTTAACCATTCTAAGTGCTGAGTAACTTATTCCTGTCATGCGTTGCACCTTACGCATATTTCCTAACTCGTTATATAAAAGTATTACTCTATTTTCAAACTCTGGCAAATCCATTAGCAAATCTTCAGCAGGCATATATTCATCTACCCTTTCAACATATTCAATCTGCTCAACTATCTCTTTGCTTAAATCCTCAAGTGAAACGGTTTCAAATCTAAACTGATAACCGTATGTTCCGTGCTTTGAACAAAGATTAGTTGCTACGCGATAAAACCAAAAATTAAAATAGCTTTCCTGTGGTAGTTTATTCTCAGGAATTGTAAGTAAAAGGATGGCTATTTCTTGAAATAAATCTTGGTAATGCTGCCCCGATACCTTCCTGCATAGGTTAAGGTATTCTTTGTTTCGGGTAATATGATTAATAAATTTATCTCTCATGTTAAAAAACAAAAGGGATAACATTACGCCATCCCCTCTGTACCACTAACCAATAAACTAATATGGAAAATTCAATTGAATTAAAACACAATACAAATCTATAATCGTAAAGTTTATTTACCAAATAATGTTTATAACTCATTTCCTTAATGTATCTAATACCACGTTGTACTTGGTGTTGGCTTTACCATAACTATCTCGGATATGATGTACTTCGTTGCCTGTCTTGTCTATTTCTACCACACTATATTTGCCATCAAAATGTTTTCTCAATTCGATGTTTATTGATGGTGTTCTTAGTGCGTGATATACTGTATAATCTTTTTTCATGTTACATTTTCTCGTAGGAGTTAATGGCAATTTTGCCAATTTTACTTATGAGTATAATACCAATTAGTATAATTTATTTGTATTTTAATTTAATTTGTTCAAGTTCCTCATTAGTGTAGCGTTTTATGCGTGTTGTGTCGGCTAATTTCTCAAGTTGAATAACCGCTTGTTCTCCTATCTTAGCAATCAACCCATCTCGGTAATTTAATTCGTTACCTCCCAAGAACCTGTTACACTTTCCGCACTGCAAATGTACGTTGTTTTCGTGGAATATAACACCACTGTATATTTCTGCTTTCTTATAATGTCCACCATCCCATACAGTTGATGATACGCTACCACAACTTATGCAAGGTTTGTCCTTATCCCTCATTCGTATCCACTTCTGAAACACTTTCTTTGCCTCTCCTAAACGCTGTGCATAGCTTTTAATATCATCCCTTGCCTTTGCCTTGTTTACTCGGTTTATCTTGGATGTGTTAACCTCTAAATGCTTTATCCTGCATTCGTACTTTGGGCATGGTTCCGTTGTGCTATACTTTGGTGTGTAGCGTTCTAAACAATACTTGCATTTTCTTTTAATTTCTTTCATTTTAAAAACGAGCGTAACTCCAGCCGATAGTTGATTCAAACTTATAAACCCATTTATATTTTGAATGTAATGTTAAAGCCTTCTAACCGCTCGAATGTTTTTATTTTAAAAGTTTCTTTGGTGTTTTCTTCACATCCAACGTGTACTCAACGTAAGTTCCGTGAGTCTTATATCTTGTTGTAAAATTAACTCGTTCTTTTTTAATCTTGTAACCTTGTTGAATGAACTCAGCTACTCGTGTTGATAGCTTACTGCATCCTGTTGTGGTAAACGCCTTAACCCAGTTAATTGGTTGACCTTTTTTTAGTAGAAGCATTAACGCTTCCTTTTGTGATTTTGGTTTCATGAATTTTTAATTTATGTTTGGTGATTAATTTCTCAATACTTTCAATTACATCCTGCTCACTTGCTGCACTTATCCAATAGTTGCGTGGGTTAGCTTTATCTTCTAATGTTATAGCGTATCTGCCCAATGTAAAGTAATCATCAAAGTGGTAATTGTACATTGACATGCTCTCGTAACCTGTGGCTTTAAGCGTATAACCAACTTTCCCTACTGTCTTAATTGCTCCGTTTATCTTTTCCATTAATTCTCAATCTTTCTATATCCGTTTTTGTCAGTTACTTTATCAAGCACCTTTATGGTTACCCCTTGCTGATATTGGATTTCTTTTTGTAGGTAAATGATTGTATTAATATGCGCCTTACATTGCATATACTGTACTAAGTTACCAAGTATTAAAGCAAGTATCATAACTGCCGATAAATACGTGAAGATAATTTTAAATGTTTCTTTCATATGTTTTTGGTTTGTGTGGTACAAAACTAATTCTTTTTTTGATAAAACAAATTTTTATTTATTTATTTCTTGTTTTACCCAATTCTCAACTGCCAGGTTCCGTGCAGTAGTCTTAATTATGTTTAAATTTAAGTTGTTTAATTCCCGATCTAACTCCATTACGCGCACTTTGTCTACCTCATCTTTCGCTCTTTCCCTTAACCTTGTTAGTTTTTTAGTTTCTAACTCAGTAGCTTTAGCGATTAGTGCCTCCCATTCCGTATTATCAAACCTTATTCTACCCGTGTTCCAAAGATACAAGTAAGCAGGGTTCCCGTTGTCATCTATTATGCCTGTACGTTTGTACTTTTCAATTACTCTTTGTAGGTTAGCTTCGCTTAACTCCCTCCTTTCGGTTTCTGATGGGGTTGTTGCCTCTGCTAAACGTGCTTTAACAACTTGATGCTCTAATATTCCACCCGCTGTTTTTTGCTCGCTTAAATACGCTCTAATCCATTTGGCATAAGTTACGCAATTCAAACCAAAAAAATCGCCATATCCATTTGTCAAACCTTTTTGGAATATTTTTGATAGTTCTGGTAACTTTAAATTTTTAAATTCCGTTATGGTTTGCAAGTCCCTGCATATCTCGTTTGAATCAAACATCACCATAGCCTCAAATTCGTGGTCTTTTTTTGAACCCATGCGGTTATGCGCCCATCTTATTAACTCGGCTATCTTTATTCTTAACTCAGCGTTGTTTAATTTACTTACGCTGGTTGATAGTATTATTTCACTCATATTAGTCTTAATTGTTTAACGTGGTTTTTAATTCTCTCAACTGCTTTGTCGTAGTATTCTTTATCAAGCTCGCAAGCTACTAAATTAAAATCATAATCGTGACAAGCTATTGCAATACTTCCACTACCTAAATGTGTGTCAAGTATTTTATCTCCTTCTTTTGCGTATTTATCTAATATCCATTTATACAAGGCTACTGGCTTTTGAGTAGGATGTATTTTTTTTTCTTTATGTGGGTTATTTAAATAATCAAATCCTATCCAGCCATAAGTAAATTTTCTAACAGCACTTTTAAAACTTGTCCAAGCTAATTCACAATCAGCAAAATCTCCTTTTGCAGTTTCTTTTTTATCCCAAACTAAAAAACAACTTGTTGGTTTTAAATATTCAATAAAATAATTACCTCCCCATATTATTTGATTTTTGCTTACTCTAAAAAGTTCATCAAAATATTCTTTTGGAGGAATGCTATTATCCCAATATTTTTTTGTGTAATTAGGTGATTTTAAACCAATATTAGAACCTTTTTTATTGTTTCTGTTTTTACCTCCGCTTTCTCCAATGCCATAAGGTGGATCAACTATTGCTAAATCAAAATAGTTATCAGGGTAACGTGCCATCAAATCCATGTTATCCTCGTTAGTTATTGTTAGTTTATCTGTTATGTTCATAATCCAATTATCTTAACGGTTGTATCCTCTCCATTCCTTATGCGTTCAATTACGTTGTCAAATACTTCGTTAGTTGTTCGCATTGTTGGCTTTTCTTTTTTTACAAAGGTATTTTTTATTGGGTAAATACCTGCCCAACTATTAACAATTGATTGATTTAGTATGTCGCACATTTCACTCTCGTTATTTTGTGTCATCTGAACCAATTTCTTTTTAATTAAATTTACTGCATAAGGTGTTGTAGGTTTCTTTATTTGCTTCCTCATTTCCAAATAAGAATCAAATGTCAACTCAAGTTCAGATTTAGGTATTACTATATCTATATTATTATTAGTATTATATAAAGTAGTATTATTAGGTAAAATTTCTTTACTACCCCCCTGTAAAGTTTCTTTACTACCTGTGTAAAGTTTCTTTACCCCCTCTAAAGATATTTTATATCGGTTAAAAGTAACACCATTAACCACTAATTCAGACTTAACAATCAAATCCATCTCACATAATTCCTTCAATGCTTTCATGGCTGTTGGTCTTGAACAGTTTAACCATTTACAAACATAATTAATTGAACCTGTAAACTCGGAATTACCATCTTGTGAAAACCCATAAATCAAGGCAAATGTTAAAAGACTACTACCATTTAAATTTAAATCAGTAATCATCCATCCTTGAATTACAATATAATTATTTCTCATAAATTAAAAAGCCTCCTTATCTTCATGTGGGGTCTGACTTCCACAATCCAACAAAGAGGCGTTTAATACGTTTAAGTTCTTTGTGTCAGACCGAACTACAATGCAATAATAATACTTAGTTTTTAATTATGCAAGTATTTTCTTCATGGTACTTTATACATTTGTTTCGCAAATAAGTAAGTTAGCGGTAATGCTACGACAGCGACTCCGCCCATTTCAACACTTTATTTAAGTGGTCTATAAAATTATTTGAGTTATGAGTATTCTTAAAAGCAATAATTTTACAATCCTTATTGGCTATCAATTCAGCTATTTGTTTCGGATAAACACAATGTGACAGTTCATAGCTTCTATACTCATATTCGCTAATCTTTTCCTTTGTCTTTACTTCAATGTGCCAACTATCCCCACGCCAATGAATGATAAAGCCAATTATTTCTTTTAAGTAAATTTTATGCTTTTCAGTAGTTGTCCAATCACTCCAAAAATAAAGTGATGAAATTTCCACAAAAGCACTACCGCTAACATCGGCTTTAACGCTATGGCGGTTTGACTGCTTCGATTTTACATTTGTACTCATATTGAACTTTTGTTTTTTAATTTAACTTTAGTGCTTTAATTCCACCACAGCGTAAAGCCGTAGCCGTTAGGCACAATTAAGAAGTTTACCTTCCAACTTACCTATCACTTCAACCCATTGGCTACTTTCAATATTCATTGCTTCGTTAGTTTGTCCTGTGTCAGCAAAGTTTTTTGCAAGTTTTGCAAGTTCTATTGCAGCCAATACATTGTCTTTCTTGGATAATTTTCCAGCATAAGGATTGTTGTCAGATGAACGCATCATCAAGTTTACTAATTTTAGTGTTGTCATAATTAATTTAACTGTGCTTAACAGCGTATATACAAGATACGCCTACAAGCATTTGTTTATAATTTAAATTTTCCGTTAAGGCGTACCTCGTATATACGCAAAACGTTATACATACATTCCCAAAACACTTCTTAACCTATCCCCTATCTGCCTCTTAACTTCAAGTGGTAGTAGCTTGTATGATTGCTTTGTCTTGATGTCTACGGATACATTTATACCCTCAGTTAATGCGTTATCCTTGCTTGGTCTGCCAGCACCTTTTCTTTTACCGCCTCGTTTGCTCATTAGTTAAAAGTATATAAGTTTTCTATTTGTAAACTTGCTAATCGGTTGTCAATTACTCTCAACAAGTAATCTGCCTGTCTTGCCTTCATGTGGTTGCCTTCCTTAACCATTAGAATAAATAACCTGTATACTCGGTTACGCCTTTTCATTAATATTTCCGACTTCATGTTATTTCTTTTTAAATTGTTCAAACCATTCTTCAAAACTTTCATACACAGGTGGCATATTTTTTTCAAATATTTCTGCTTGTCTTGATTGTTTAAATGCTTCTCTTAAATCTTCTTCACTATACATTTTTTCTGCTTTAAAATTAGCGTACTGCTCAACCTCTGTTGCTATTGCAATTGCTGCTGCCATGTAAGTTAATTCTTCTTTGTTAAAACGCCTCATTATTTCAATAATGCGACTTGATACATCAAATTGATTGTCCATTAGTTTAGGTTGTTAAAGTGTTTAAAATCTGATTTAGTTTGTTTCATTACTCTTGGTAATGTTAGCACCGCATATACGGCAAATGCTAAAATAAAAATTAATTGTGTCATGTTTTTATTGGTTTGGTGTTTTTTAAAAAATGGCTGTCTTTCCAGCCTGTCAACCCTGTACGAATACTGTGGGATTTTTTATCTTTAAATTTTATCTACAATAACTTTGACAATTTATTATTTTTTTCGTCTGTTTAATTTTTCTATAAAACGATTAAAGCATTTTTGACAACAAGATTCTGGATATTTTTCAGCACACCATTTAAAATGGTCAAAGTCATTAGTAGCAATACCTGACAATCTGCGATTACAAGCAGTAAATGAACCGTTACTTAAATGTTCTTTTTGTGATGACTGTCCTTTTGTGATGTTCATAATGTTATTTTTTATTGGTTTGGTGATACAAATGTACATCCTGTTTTGATATATCCAATACTATTTCAATATAATTGTAAAATAATTTGTAACTCGCTGTAAATCAAAGCGAATATTTTTAAAACAAACATAAAAAAACCTCCACTTGGGAGGATTTTTTAATTAAAACGTGTACTCTTTGCCGTTGCCTACATACTTTTTGGGAAGTTTACTTTGCCTATCTTCTTTACTTTGGCTCATGTACACCGTATGCGTGTTGTCATACTGGTCTTTTTCCCTTCGCTGGTCAACTACTATGTTAACATACTTTTTGCCATTGGCTGCGGTTGTGATTTTGTCTTCGGGAATATCCGATAAACAGATACTTGTTACTATCATATTGTATTTAATATTTGGTCTTTGTATTCTTTTGCTTTAAGTAGCTTTGATTTAATTAGGTCGATGTGTTCCTCATCTCTTGGAACGTAGATTGAGTGCAAGTGATGTACCTGGTTGTAGTAACGGTCATCAAAAGAAATAAACACACCATCGTCTGCACCACATAGCCACATATTCATTTGCATTTGACTATAATATTGAGGTACTGCTTTCTTTAATTCCTCAGCATCACGCATCATTAAGTATTCAAGGTGCGTTTTACTTAGTGGACATTTAATTTCGCAGATTGATTTGCCGATTATAATGTCAGGCGTGCCTCCTGCGTTGTGGTCCTCATCAGTAAAAAACACAAAACCACCTACCGAAGTGTAAACAAAGTCATCATCATTAACCGACTTGCCTATACTTTCAGCATAAGCTAATACAGCTTGTGGTTCTGCTTCGTTACCTCGCTCCATGTTGGAATTATAGTGCTGTGGTTCTTCGGGCGCAAGTAGGATAGCTACACGCTCACGAACATAAGTTTTTGCGCCTTCGCTAAGATTGCCCGCTTCTTTATCAGCTTTCAGTTTTGGTTCGGCTAATAATCTGTGTACCTCACTTGCGGTAAACAATCCCCTGCGGAACTTTGCCCAGTCTTCTTTAGTTTCGAATACGTTATACTTAGCCATTTTTACCTCCCATCTTTTCAGCGTTTGACTTAGTAAATTGCTCATTTATATTTGCATCTGGTTTAAATTCGACAACATCCTTGCGATTCAAGTTTGCCCCAAACAATGCACCGAAATGGTCCGCAGCATCCTTAACAGCTACTGTCTTGGCAATTGGGAACGCCATGCTTAACGCTCCGTTGTTAATGTTTCCTAAGTCTGCAGGACTTGAACCTTGTTTTGTTTGCAATTGTGCTGCTCCTATACCGTCATAAAACAACCACTCACCATTAGTAGGTGATTTAAAGTGTACTCTTACCGTTACCCACACACCATTAAATGCAGTGCCTTGTCCTGTAATCTCAATCTTGTACTCTTTGAAGATTTTACGCAGTAATAATTCCACCTTGTCAATAGGCAAGTAGTTGTAGCCTTTAATGAATGGATGTGTCTTTACCCATTGCGCTGGTGGTGCTTGGTTAAGAAGTAAATTAAGTTGGTCATTCTTCCACGCTAACTCCAAGTCTTGCGTGAGTTCTGCCAATGTAGGCAGTTTGGTTAGTGATTTTTCCATAATAGTGGTGTTAAAATAAGTTTAAATTTGAATCTTGGTTTGGTGCGGTCAAATATATTATTTCTTTTCCGCATTCAATATATTCCTTGCAATATTTTTCTAAGTTATCCATTGCATTGTGTACATATTTAACAACAAATTGCTTATGCTCACCTTCGTGTGTAGGAATATCAATAACGTGTTCATCAGGATAACGAGTGCGGATAAAATGGTTTAGGTCCTCAAGTGCTATACTTGCTGTTTTCCAATCTGCATTGGTATTATTCTCTGTGCCTAATTCGCACATGATTACTTCAATTGAATTACTATAATCCATGAAGTAGGCTTGGTCTATGTAAACTTTCATAGTGTTATTAATTAGTGTATTTTACAATATGTCCTTTTGTTGTTTTTGTTCTGCCTTTCAAAGCATTATTAATTGCAGTTGGTACTACATTTAAATATTTAGCAGCCTCAATACCTGACTTACAATTTTTAATTAAATTACCGCTTAAGTCATAAATGGATATTGCTCTACAATGTGTTGGGTTTTCCCAATTAGCTTGTAATCCTTTTATATTTCTTTTATTCCCTAATACTCTTACGCTATGCAATTCATTTTCTTGCTTGGTAACCCACTCTAAATTACTAAAGTGATTGTTTTTTTTGTTACCATCTTTATGATTCACATACTTTTTATTAATAGGATCATTGTTTTCAATCCATGCAAAAGCTACTAATCTATGCGCTAAATAACATTTATCTATTGTATAGCATAAATACCCACTTGAATTGACTTGCAGTTTTCTAACTCTTAAATTATTGTAAGTTAGGATTGAGCCAAAATTACCAACTGTAATTTTTTTGCCTTTAAACTCGATTTGTGTAAATTGTTCTTTTATCATGTAGCAAATGTACATAAGCATACTATATATATAGTACTAAAGTTATACACATTATTAACTAATTACAAGGTCTTGTTTAATTAAGTGTTCAACGTCTTTAAATTTACGCATATACACTTTATCGTATGTAAGAATGTTGTTAACTGTATGCACCGCATGAATTACAGTTGCGTGATTTAAGCCGCCAAATTCTAATCCTGTTTGGTTTAAACTAAGCCTTGTATATTTTCTCATAAAATACATTGCCATTTGTCTACCTTCTACTAAATAGTGCTTGCGACCTCGTGTCATAACTAATGATAGTGGTAAACCTAAGTATTGGCAAACAATGCGCTTAATAACTTCGGCTTTTTTGCGGTCATCTTTAATCATTGATGACCTCTTGCAGAACGGTGCTGCTAATTGAATACCTTGATAAGGTAATTGTGTTGTTAATCTCATAATGTTTATTAATTGTGTGGTACAAAAATAAACCTTATTTTGATTAATCCAAGTTTTTTTTAAAATTATTTTGCAGTTATGTAAATAATCACGGTTAACGCAGCAAGTGCATAGCTTACACCTTGCCACACCTTAACTAAGTTAATAGCTTTTTTTGCCACTTTAGTTTGTGCCTTAATGATTGTATCTTTATTAGCAAGCAATGTATCTGCTTTTAGATTTGCATTCGTTAAATGCGCTATAATCGTATCCTTAATAGTAGATTGAATGACACATGATGCATAAGATAAAGAAAGTAAGTTAATGCTGTCTATACCATGCAAAGAAAGTATTGCCCCTGTATCGGTTTGAATAGCTAAGGAATCAATTTTAGTTATTAATTTAATGCGTTCCTTAGTCGGTTTCTTTTTGTAACCATCTAAACGATTAGTTAACGCTATACGCTCAGCTTCAATTGTAGCCTTTAACACATCCACACTATCTAACACCAACATTCTATCCGTTGCTATTGTTGCGTTCTCATTCTCCAATGCGTTAACGATTGCAAGTTCTTTGTTTAATTGCTCATTCGTGCAGTGTAGCTTTACAGATAGCATAGTAATAACTACCAAGCATAGTGTTACAAGTGTGTTGTTGTTCATTTGATGTAAAGTAATTGTGTTCTTAAATCTTTTGGGTCATAGCTTATATGTACCCATTCTGGACCGCTCTTATCTCCGTACTCATGGATTAATTGTTTGAACTCCACGTTATCCTTTAGCCAATTAAATAGCTTTAAGTTTTCCGAGTTACTGCCAGCGTCTAAATCAATTGCCATGCCTTTTACATGGTCGCTATTCTTTGCCCCTTTAACCGCCTTATTTAAAGCAGGCGAACGGTAAAACGAGTTAATTGTAATTGGCTTACCATACCACTCTCTCAAAGGTTCAAAGCATTTCTCAGCTACTAACTTCATATTGGCTAACACTTCGGGACTCGGTATGTTGTCTATCTTTAACCGTGTAGCCGTTGCACTTTGTGTTGCCTCTTTAACCGTTATGTGCTTACTTATCATTTACATTAATCGTTGTCATGTAACCACCTAATGCCACAAGCCCACTTAATACAAGCGGTGCTATGTGCTTAAAGTCAAATGCAAATGTTTCCCAATCTACGCTTACCCATGCAGTAGATATAGCCACAACCGCACCCAAAAAAGTGCTTAGTAAATTTCTATGTCTTTTACTTAATCGCATTGCCCTTTTTAACATAATACCAAAATGCCGCTGCACCTGATAAGATTGCAATTATTCCTGCAAGTGCTGATATAATAGGTTGGTAAGAAGTTGCCATGTGTGCCAATGCACTTACGCTACTAATTGCCGTTAACGTGTCGGCTGTCGTGTCATTTAATGATTTCATTTAAGGCTTAACTTTATAATATTAAATAATTGGGTTATCAAAAGTTGGTGATACATACTCTGCTTTAGGCAATTCTTTCACCCACATAAACTCAGGGTTTACGCATCTGTCAACTTCACCTTCAAAAATAAAGTACACGCCATCTATATCGGGTACGGGGTTAAAATAAGAATCAGGTGCAAATTGTTGCCCTACCAATTCATCTCGTTGTTTTGTGTCTAATTTATATCCTATCATACATTACGACCTAAAATAGTTTCTTTACCTACAACTGCATTAAATATAGCAGTATCTTGTGTATCGTTAGTGCCTACATTCAAAAATCCAAAGTCAGTATATTGTTTATTTGAGTAATTTACAATTGCTAAAGGAAGAACTAGCCCAGACATTAATCTTATTTGTCCATTAAGTAATGTTAAACTTGACGCAGTATATGTTCGTATTACTACATTATTTCTTTTTAAAGTTATAGTTGTTCCAACTCTTTTTAGTAAAAATAAACCACTTGTATTTGGTTGTGCAGCTGCACTATCATTTGTAAAATTGGCTGCATTACCTGTATTAGTATGCGAGTTAACTGATAAATAAGTACCTGGGAATGGAGCTGTGCCTAATATACCAAAATCAGCTCTTGTTGATGTTGCCGTTGTCGTTGTTCTTGAATAAACCCATGCTGTGAAATCATTAGTTAAATCTAAACTTGGATTAATAAATGAGTTTGCAGTTCCATTTGTACCATTGCCCTGCATACCATTTGCATCGTGTGTTATTGTCCCAGCAAAAGTAAGTCGCTTAGCCGCATCTGTATCTAATGAATTAAACATATTCCATTTATGTGTAGTTGCAGTACCACCAACCAATGGGTATGATGCTATGTAACCACTTGTAACACCTCCAGCTTTTAGTGTAACCATTTCAAAGTTAACTGCACTTCTTTGAGTTGAGTCAGTTATCAAAGCATTTGTAATAAATGTATTAGCTGTTGCATCAAATATTTGTGCAATTTGATTGCTTGTTGCATTAGCCGAACCACCTGCATTAGTAGCGGTAACTACGCATGTAATGTTTGATGTATTACCTGCATCTGCTTGTACTAAAGTATATGTGCTTGCGTTTGTACCTATATTAGTAGCACCACGTTTCCATTGGTATGATAATGTTGGTGTAGGTATACCTGTAACACCACTTGCACTTGCGGTTAATGTTTGCCCAACTACTGCCGTGCCACTTATTATAGCTGATGATATTGTAGGGGCTACTGTGTTAACAGCACTTACACTATTACTTGATGCAACAAATCCACTTGCACCGTAAGCATTAGTACCTTTAACTTCTACTCTTATTGTTGTGCCATCATCTGCTAATTGTATTGTGTAAGTAGATGCTGTTGCACCACTTATCGCAATTCCATCACGAGTCCACTTGTATTCGTAAGTTATTGGTGCAACACCATCCCATGATTCAACATTTGCCGTAATTAAAGTACCTGTTGATTGTGTACCACTTGGGCTTACTGTTGGTGCTACCGTGTTAACAGGTGCAAAGTCTACAACTGATATTATGTTTGAAACTTCAGAATCAAATCCGTAACTATTAGTGCCTGTTACTACACAAGTAATTTCCGCTAAACTATCACTTGACCCGATTACATAAGTGTTCGCAGTCTGTCCTGCTATTGGTGAATCATTACGATTCCATTGGTAAGTATAAGTTATCGGTGCAGTACCTGTAAATGTTCCATCTGTTGTAGTTAATGTGCTACCAAATGTGTTGTCACCATAAATAGTAGGGGCTTCCATGTTTACAGGGATACTACCAACAACAAGTGAGTTGCTTGAGTCAGCATTAACACTTCCTTGACTATTTGTAGCCGTTACGGTTACTGTTAAAGTTTTAGTATCTTCACCAATTAATGGCGTGTATGTGTTACTTTCGCCATTTTGCACGCTTGCATTATCAATTTTAAAATCAAAAGTAAATGTAGGAGTTGGAAATCCTGTCCAAGAACCTGTGCTTGATGTTACAACAGTGCCAATAGCACCATTCCCACTTAATAATGGTTGTACCACATTAGCAGGTGCAGCGGGTACACTTTCCCCGACTTTTTTTAACCCTAATTTATAGCCGTACATTACTAACCTACGTTAATAGTGGCAGGAGTTATAATCTCATCAAATACAAATGCACTACCACTTGCAAGTGTTAACGCTTTAATTCCTTGTCCGCCTTGTGCAAATAAGGTTACGCCTGCTTTAATGGTCTTGCCACTAATTCCCCATGCAGTTACTTGGTTACTGTTGTCTGTTCCTGTAAACACACTCACTACGCTATCCTCTTGGAAATATACAAATTGATATTTTGCATTTGTTATAGCGGCTGATGAATCAATAAATTTACCTTTTTGAAAACCGCCTAATAATAATTCTGTTGTAGTTGACATATACTTAAATATAATTATTTTAATTTTTTGCTTTTATTTAATTGGAACTTGACATCTATTAGCCTCGAATGGTAACTCAAATGAAAGTGTCATTAACCACCCATTTACTTTGTCAGGAAACGCCTCGAATAATGGCTCTAATGTTACGCTATCACCTACCAAGAAGCTATCATCATTTAATGGATTCTCAAGCATTGCAATTACATCTTGGCTAATACTTAGTGTGTCGCTCATGGTGTCACGCTCGTTCCTTGAATCATCACTAACAATGTCAAGGATCATTATCCCGAAGTTTAGCGTTAATGTTTTCTCGCTAATATTAGAAGTCAAAACATTTGCCCACAATAAAGGATAGTTCTCTTGCTGTGTGCTTAATTCAAACACTTCACCAAACCCAAACCCATTAAGCTGTGCGTGGCTTTGCTGTACTGCTTCGAGTTGATTTATTATTTGATTTAGCGTTGTGTACTTCATTTTGTTTTTGTGTTAAAAACTGCTTTAGTTTTTCGATATTCTTTTTGCTTACCCCGTTGTTCATATTTAACAATTATTGCAGCCTTCGTTTCGGTTATACTCGCTCGGTGCGTTTCGTATTCCTGTGAAATTATAATCACCTTTGCAACATCCGCTACCCCCTAACACCATTCCGCTTGTGTAGTTCGTACGTTTAGCGTAGATGGTATCTATGTTAGAGTTGATTTGATTTAGGTAATTAGGAAATAATGTCTGATTGCTCATTAAGTATTTTGTCAAACGCTCTGCATACCACTCGGCTTTGTTTTTCGCGTTGTTCATCAAGAATCCAATTTCCTCTAATGAGGCAGGGTTCATGTTGTCTGCGTTTTGTACACCTACTGATTTATTAAAATACTTGTAGTTCATTACCAATGGCAACTCTGCACGACAATACCACACCATTGTTGGAGTGATGTAAGTATCCATAAGGTTCTTATCATTACCTGTTAATGTGTTGTGCCTTACTTTATCAATTAAATCATTGTATAAAGTAGTTCCCAATATCGGTAACACATAAAAGTTCTGCACATCCCAAATGGTCGGTGCAATAACTTTCATATCAACATTATCTTGTAGTATGCTTTCGGCTTTCAGTGTTGCCTCGCTTAAAAAATATACCTTTGCCATTATTTCTTTTTAACTAAAGTTTGTAACCAAATGTGTCTGCATGATGGCGAATGAATATTGGTACCAGGTTCTGTGTACCAGCCACCTCTACGTGTGAACGCATCATAGTTCGGTATGCCATAAATAGCACCTAATCTGTCGCCTATCTTGTTAATTTCCTCACGAGTATATAATCTATTCGCTTCAATCATTCCCTTGCAAAAAGGACGTGTTCTGCCATTCGGTAATATTGCAGGACCTTGCGTGTCGAATCTTAATGCATACTTGTATTTTACATACAACTCACTAAAATCAGGAACTTTTGTATCAACTCCTTTTGGTGTTAATTTTAAATTGTCATCCAAGTAACCTTTATCCATCATGTTAGCCATGATGTCTTCAATCTCTTTTACTTTTACCTTTAACAATTTAGCAATATCATCCGCTGTGGCTTTATCGTCATTCTTTAAAATGTCGATTATACCTTTTTCGGTTGTGGTTAGTGCAAACATTTGGCTTTGTGTATCCATGTCAGCCACACTAAACACTTGTTTAATTTTCTTTACCTCTGTGTAACTATCAGCAGGCTCACCAAACTCCATAAACACCGCTAACTCTTGGTCATCTTTTGAGAATTTAGATTGTACTACTTCAACTTGCTGTGGTACTTCTAATGGTTTACGACCTATTATTTCACGCATCTCATCTTTTGTCAAAATAGTTGCAAGAGTTGCCTCACTAAATTCAGGCATTACAGGCTCAATAGGGATAAATGTAACTTTATTTTTTAAGCCTACTAAATCATTTAAGATAACTTCAATTGCATTTTGTTTAGGTGTGATGTAAGTGTTTTGAAATAACTGAAAAGCTGTTGCCATTTCGTTACGCCCACCTAATTGACCTTCAGTTCTTACCCCAAATAACATTGGCGAAGTAACTTTATGCCCGACAAAAATTTCTTCTTGAATTGTTTTGTTTAACGCATCGTAACGCTTGTCAAAATCATTGCCAGTTAACTGTTGAATCTGTGGCGCACGAGCAGGATCATCTACGAAGTCAATTACTAAAGAGTTAGCACGGTCTGTGCCTGTGAACTTCTTTTTCATTTGCTTTTCAACAGTCGACATCTCTTCATCACTTGGCACACCATTCATAAACGTAACCATAGTACCCCCCATAAATCCATTTTGAATTGAGGCACGATGATAGTTTGCTATTTCCGCATCAGTTATGATAGCAGGAACAGCACCTATGTACTCAGGTAGCGTGTAAGTTTCTATGTTTGGTCTGTATTGCTTGTAATACAATACACCTTCTTTGCCTTTCTCGTAGTCTTTACTTCCGTATGCTGGGTATTCCGTTATTTGGTCTTTCTTAATGCTCGTGTTATCTGAGCCATCATCGTTTAACCAATACTCTGAATAGTATATTTTAGAATTGTCTTTGTTTGTTCTTAGGTTACAATAGTCTAAATGGTAAACTTCTGCAATTCCTTTTTTATCCTTTGACTTAATTATATGAATATAGCATCCACCAAACAACTCAATGTCCAATGCCATCTTACTACTTACTGAGTGTAGCGATTCGTAAGGATTAGCATTGTCAATAAATGCTTGAGTGCTTACTATTTTGTCAGTTGGTAAACCTTCTGCATTAAACGCCAAACCTTGACCTGCAATGTATAATTGTTTAGCTGTTAGGATTGCATTGTGCTTTGCAGAACGATTAAATAAAGTAACTAAAAAGTTAGGATAGTTGTTATCTTCGCCATAATTGATATAGTCTTTATTTCGTACCTCCTTAAACACAGGCACTTTATCATTTGAGAATGTTATTACTTGTGTCTTCATTATATTTTTCTAAATGTTACAACTAAGTCTGCATTAGTATTTGTACCAGAACCACCATCAACTGCAATGTTTCCAACGTGTATTTTTATCCTTCCCACAACTGTGCTATAATGCATTATTACAGGAAAACCTGCTCCTTCATAATATAAATGGCATTCTATTTTATCACGCAAATCTATTTCTGCGTTATCAATTGCGTAATAAGCATTTGACTTTGCATTTAATCTTTGAGTAAAAGTTGCCACACCAGATAACGCATCAATATTTACCAATGTTGTGCCTGTTGCCGTATTGCTTAAATCATATTCTAATTGAAAATCAGTAGTCAATCCATCAACGTAAAATTTTGTTGCTGCATCTTGTGCAAGTGTAGGATTGCCTAAACCTGTAATCTTAGATGTACCCATTGCTATTGCACCTGTCATATTTCCGCCAGATAAATTTAACTTTGTAGCTAATCCTGCGTTAGTTGCAGTAACAGTTGGGTATTTTGTATTAGTAGCATCAGTATTTAAATTGTTTTGCTTATTAGCTGTATCTTCTTTGCCTGCTATTGCAGCGGTTATCTGTGCTGCTACTTCCGCAGTTGTTGTAAAAAAAGAATCTAAATAAGTAACTATTTTACTTAACGTGGTTTTCATAGTACCGCCATTTTGAACTAATGGGAACTGATCACCACTTGCGTTACTTTCTACTAATTCTAATTGACTTATTTTTTTATCGCTCATAAATTTATTAAAAAACCGTTTTCTTGTAAAATAAAATACCCATCCTCAGTCATTAAACTTTCCTCTGGGTTGTAAACTATTGCCGTATCATCTTGTAATTGATATGTAAAATTGCTATCTGAACTTGGAACTACCCAAACTTTGCCTTTTTCAACTTCTTTAACAATCGAATTAACCGCTTCACTTGCATTTGTCAACCCACTAAGTGTACTTAATGATGTTTGGTAAATTGTATAGTTGTAAAATCCTGTATCACCTAACTCAACCTGCCCTGCTAAAGTGTTTGGTGTGTCCCTTTCGGTAACGCTAAACTCGTTAAACCTTTCTTTGTGGGTAGATAGGTCAGTCGCTATAAAATAATAGTCAACGTTGCTTGTTTGGTTGGTAAATTGGAACAAGTAAAACGGATTAGTCGCTGTGCTATTTTCCGTTAATGTTACCACTACCTTGTTTGTTGTATATTTTTCAAACCTTATCACTATACATAAATATACTTTATGCAAAAAAGTGTTATGATATTGCCATAAAACAAAAAAGCCTCACATAAATGCAAGGCTAATTTGTATGAAAAACAAGTAAACTTAAACTAGTAATGCTGCTATGATTGATGGGTTAACCTCAGGGCTAAATGCTTTTTCCATTCCACCAAATGTAAGGCTGTAACCTTGAAACTCATTCATTGCTGCACCCGATGCCGCTGTACCTCCGTTAACTTCCATACCTGCATCTTTGCCTGTTAGGAAAAACGTGCCATCTTTCATCTCAACTATAATAGCCATTCTGTTCTTGATTATTAAATCAAGTTTTTGAGCGTTAATATAGCTAAGTTTAGAAAACACAGCCGCAATAGTTGGCTCGTAAGCTACTGAACCTGTTGCAGGATCTGCTTGAATATTCTCAGTAAATGAATTAGCACCTCTTGGCATCAACTCATATTTGTAAAACAATCCTGTTTTTGTTATAGCGGTAACATATCCGCTTGCATTTTGTGATACTGCTGTTACGCTTGATAAAGGTGCGATGTAAAGGTTTTTTATACCTCCAACAACATCTCTACAATCTAACGCAAAACCACTTGTTATTGCACATGGCATAATTTTTTTTTTTATTATTAAAGGGGATGGTATTACCCACCCCCTATTGTTTTAATTAAACTGTAAACTTAACTACCTCTGCTGGTAAAGCAATCTGTACACCGTACTTGAACTCAGAGCGGAAACGTACAACATCAAAGTCTTCAGAATACCACATCTTAAATCTATCTTCATCACCTTCTAAGTCAACACCTAAGAACATGTTTGAAGTACGCAATACATATAGGTCACTTGTTCCGTTTAAGCCATTAACAGGCATAATCTTTAACATTGTACCCGGATGAGTGTAAACTGCATCAGTATCACCGTTAGCGATGTAATGGAAAAGGTTTGCATTCTTAAGTGCTAATTGGTATAAACGGTATACGTCATTACCCATGAACAAATGCAAATCTTCTTTGTCTAAAATCGCAACTGGAATAGCAGTGTAAATTGCATCTACAATCGAAAGGATGTTAGATGAAGTAATTGCAGTTACAGGAGTGATGTAAGTTGATACGTTAGCACTAACTACACCTGCTGCTGCTCCAATGATTTTTTGTAAGCCATCAAATTTGTTCAAGTTGTTGTTAACACTTAAAGTGTCACCTTGCCAAATTGCAGTTTCAATGCTTTCAGCGATTTGACCAGTTGTTTGCTCAACAATAGCTGCTTCGATACCACCTGGTAAAGACTCGTAGTAAGAACCGTTAGTTAACAATAACTGAGTGTACTTAGTTTCTAAGTCTTTAATACACCATTGCTCTTGAACAGAGATTTTACCGATAGTTACATTTCTGCTTGAGATGTCTGTGTCACCACTTGCGTTAAATCCACAAGTACCACCAGCTTGGAAAACTACGTTCTTAGCTAAGGTAGGGATTTGCATAGATGATTTTACACCTGTTAATTTTGTCATTAAAGTCGCAGTCTTTGCTTTGAATAAAGACTTTGTAATTAATGTTGTTTCGTTTGCTTTGGTCCAATTTGTTAGACCTGTTACATTAAATGCCATTTTTTTATTTATTTAATTGAATTAATTATTCTTGCTAAATCTTCGATTGAGTTTTTGCTTTCTTTTTTGAATCCTGACTTTACAGGTTGAGCAGGTGCTGCGGCTGGCTCGTTTGAAATTTTAGATACCAAGTCAATAACTGCATTAAACTTCAATGCGATTTCGGTATTGATAGCTTCCACCTTTGAGTTTACATCTTCTGTACTCATTGCTTCAGGTTTCTTTCCCATTTCCTCAATCTTAACTTCTAATGCTGCTAACTTTTCTGCAAGTTTCTCAACATACATTTCAAGTTCGCTTGCCATTTCCTCTTTCTTGTCTTCAATTTCAACCTCTTCTTTTTCTTCTGCTTCCGCAGGCGTAACAGTTACTACTAATCCACCAACGGTTGATACAATAGAACCATCTTCTAATTTGTGTTCAGCATCAGGTGCAGGCATTTGTGTGCCATCTTCTGCTACTACGAATAATGCAGTACCTGTGGCAAGTTCACCTTCCCACATTACTATTGTGCCATCTTCTAACTTGGCTTGTTCAAACTTTTGCTCTCCGAACAATAAGTTTTTAATTTTGCTTAACGCTTCTGACTTTGTCATGTTTTAAAATATAAATTGTTTAAATATTTGCTTTTTTGAGTATCTGCATTGCCGCCTCGACTTTGCTTGCATCTACGTTTTTAACCACATCAATGATCTCGTCAATTACTGATTTAGGTTTGTCGGTCATCTTTATAGTTTTAAATAAACCCTCTACGCTAAACCCTTTAAAATCTCCGCTCTTAATGTAGTTTTCCCACACATCATCGTTATCTACTTTGAATGAACCAAACCAACTGCCCTCTGTTAAGTTGTAACCCGCAGGTGAATACACACCACGATTCTTGTCGATAATAAAAGACTCAATCATGTACACATCTTTAACCATTAGTTCACTATCGTGCATCATGTTAACCTGTGATGTGTTGTTATTGCGGAAAAACTTTTTAACGATGTTGTAAATGTCTTCAGCCGTGAACACTCCGTAGTATTCGCCTGTTTCATCTCTACGATAAATAGGTAAATCCGCTACCATTAATGGTCCGCTTATTATACGCTTTTCGGTATCGGCTTTAAATGTCAACCTGTTATCGTTAAACGCTTGCCAATTCATTTCGATTGCAGGATAGTCTACTAATGCTATCGCTGAAACCCCAACTTCATCTTCATCTTCGGGTACGTAAAACCTGTATATCGGTAACTTATCCATAATTGTAAATATATTTATTGCTATAAAATGCTTTTATCCTATTGTAGCGTTCGCCTCTATTACATCAACCTTATTCATTGTGCCTCGTATGTCGCTCTCTACTACATATACCTTTTGTGGTTTCATCCCTAACTGAACATCACCACCTCCTTGTACTTGTTGTGCTACTGCTGGGTTGAATTGTGGTACTGATGGTGCACCGCCTCCACTTGGGGCTGAACCTCCACCACCGCCACCAGGTACTTTTACTGCTACTATTCTTCTCACATTTGCTAAACCTGCTGCAATTGCTCCTGCTGCTGCTAATGGTGCTAATACAATTGGGTCTATTTTTGCTGCTGCTGCATAAGCACTTGTAGCTCCCATGTATGTATCAATAGTTGCTTGAGCAATTGCCAAAGCCTTACCTGTGGCAGTTTCTTGACCTGCTAATGCTATAAATCCATTTAACGCATCACCAACAACCATTAAATTATTTAACTGGGCTTCTTTTTTTACCCTATTTAATTCAATTGCATCGTTTATTGATTTCTGTTCTGCATCATATCTTTTTTGTGAATCTTCAAACTCTTTACGCTCAAACTGTGATGTTAAATCATTCATCGTTCTTAGAGATTCAATTTCAGCATACATATCCTTAGTAAACTTTTCATCAGCTAACTTCGCATATTCATCGTTTGATTTTTGGTTTTTATCGTGTAACTCTTTTTCTTTTTCTGCTTTTTCTTTTTGTCTTTTTAAATCTTCCTCTCGGTATTTATCCTTTAAAGCCAATTGCTCAATCTCAAGTTGTTTATTTAATTCAAGTGCAATAGTGTTTTTCTCACGAATTGTTTTAGTTTCGTCTTTGTATAACTCAGCTATTCTATCATTAAACTTACGTTGTAACTCTGTTTGTTCTTTTTGACGACCTTTCATACCTGCTATTGCAGTGTTTGTTACTTCGTCTTGAATACGTTTATTTTCTTCACCAAATCGCTTTAATTCTTTTGTCGCTTCCTCATTGGCTTTTTTCTCTTCCATCCATGAATAAATCAAAGTACCAATCAAAACTACTAATCCTAAAATACCTGTTGAAATAATAGCAGACCTCATCGTGCCAAATGCAGTTACAACTTTTGTCTTTATTATATTTGACAAATTTGTAAATGCATCACCCATACCCATCAAGCCGTTTATACCTGTTGCGAGTGCTATTGCTCCCTGTGTCTTAACCATTACCTTTTCCAATTCTTCACTCTCACCCCCAAACAATGCCATTGCCCCTTGTGCGGCTGAAAATCCATTTGCTACTACACCAACAACATCAACCACAGCCTTTAATTTAGCTTCAGGATTAAATGCTTTTACCGCTGCGTTTGCATCTCCAATTGCATCTTCTAACTGTCCTGCACGTTGAGCCATTTTAACAAACTCTTGACTTGAATTGTC